ATACGATTGATTTTACTCAATCCAAGTACCTTTTGTTTAGGCACATATGCGACAGTTGCTAGACCGGAGATAATCACTAAATGATGTTCACAATTACTTTGTACATTAATATTGCGTTCACATACCATTTCATTGTACTTCATTTTGTTATCAACTGCGGTACATTTAGGGAATGCTTCGTAATCAAGACCCCAAAAGATTTCGTTGACATACATTTTTGCTACACGCTTTGGGGTATCCATTAAACTATCGTCTGATAAGTCAAGACCTAAGATACGCATAATATGTGCAAAGTGCGCTTCAATATGGTCTATCTTTTCTTTACGGTCGTAGTTGTTTGGGATAGTAGGAGTTTCAACTCCCATCTTAACTAAATGTTCGTGTACTCGTTGACCCAACTCTGGGTCTGTTTTTTGCTTATTATACGCCATAGATAACCTTCCTTTGTGATGGTTTTTGTTTTGAAATGTAAACTACCGTTGTGTATCTTACATTTTATTTATCACAGATTAAGCCTTAGCTTCTTTTCTTGCTGCTTTTTCAGCGGTAATTTCGTTACGGCGATCCTTAACCGCTTTAGCTAGTTCACCCAATACCTCATGGACGAACCGTTTCCTGCCACTGATCTCTTGCAACTTTACCAGATGCAAGTTTTGTATACTGACGATACACATAACTACGTTGGTCGTAGAGTTCTGCTTCGTTGTACTTATAACCAAAATCCACACAGAATGTTAGATATTTCTCTAGGTCCTCAAAGATTTGAGTAACACGTGGGTTTGATTGAAAAGTTTGTTTTGCCATGTTATATTCCTTTTAAATAGCGAGTGATTGATACGGGTGAGTTTTACTATAAAAAATCGTAGCACCATTCTCATTGTCCTCTGAGACTGTGATAGTGATATTACGATTTGGATACCGAGTTGCAATAACCTCATAAAGATCATCACTAATCATTTCACAACTTTTATGGTTCAATTCAAGAATATTACCGGCATAGAGATTTTCTAACCAGCGTTTTACTTGAATAAATTCCAAATCACGGTCGTTGTGAAATACTTCCATAGTCACTTCAAAATGAAAGATGTGACGATGCAAAGTTCCTAAAAAGCTAACATCATACTCATCACCTGTAGCAAGTGCTGGGTCTGTTGCTGCTGCCGGGTAACAATGAATACCCTCTTTCTGAAAACGTACAAAAATTGTACGAATTGCTTTTTCTTTAATGCGCTGCCGCTTTTCTGCTTGTGCTTGTATCATCTGTTCCATTATCTATCCCTTTTGTAATCATATGTATCACGTATACTTGCCCACTGCAACTTATTAAGTCGCTGTATGTTATAGTATATCATACTATGTTGTGATTGCATAGCTTTACGGGAATCTTTGTCAAAGTTATCAACCTTTTTTTCTATTGCAATTTGTTGGCTATACATATTACTCCAAAACTAATGCGATAGCATCATCACTATCTTCTAGTTCTTCTAACGGTTCTTCATCTACTGAAAACAATTCATCAAACATACTCATAGCATTAACAGTTTTCTTACCACTAATACCCTGACTACCTGATTGGAATTGTTTCCAATAACTATTATGAAAATCAATCAAATCTAGTGATTCTTGTTTAGTTTTCTTTGCAAAGATTTCATCAACTAATTGAGTAAAGAACCTATCACCTTCAAACTTATGTACTAACATCTTTGGAACTACACCTTGTTCATACTGACGATTAGCCTCTTGAACTGCATTCATATGCATCCAAACATTGTGACTTTGTAACAGTGTATAACTTAATGTATCCCAACTTGTTTTAGTTTCTTTACCGTGCTGTCCCAAGAAACCTACACCACGATAACATAAATCTTTCATAACTAATGCATCAGTTACTGGACTATCTGTAAATAATTTATGTATACCATCAGCTAATACAGCATCACGATACTTGCGATTATCATTGGCATAACTTTTCTTTTCAGCAGTCTTTTCCATGCTGTAAGACCATTTTTTATTATGCTGGATATTAGTATTGAAATATGCCAATCCTTTAGCAGCACTAAAGAATGGGCTGGCACAGTCAAATGTAATTTGTAGTTTTGGATTATGATACTTTCGTATTGCCTTCTGTATATCAGTAAACAACACAGCATATTCCAAGATACTTGTTCCCAAGCAATGAATCAAATCATGCTTACCTTCAACTAACAATCCATCATGGATAATACCAACTAATCTACGTAGCATTAAATGTATATCAATCTTGTTCTGTCCACCGAATGCCCAGCCATTGAAATGATTATCTGGAAAGATGTTAGTATCGCAATACTTTTTCATTTCTTCATACCAATCATCTGATTGAGTATGATTGCGACCCTGTAATACATTTAATAACTTGCATTTCCCTGAGCGATTATTTATAAAGTATTCGTTATTAATATGTGTAGCTGCAATGGCTTCTTCAATAGTACTGATACCGTGTAAACTGTTGCCGTTCTTATCTTTCATTCCAAATGTAGTCAATGATTGACTTGGAATATCTAAACACATACCATAATCCATGTATGTGTCCATCCAATTCAATACTGCTTTACGCTTTACCATAGCCCGTGGACAGTTGGGATCCTTCCAATCAGCTGGCCATTGACCTTTTAAAATCTGAAAGCCACCACTATCGCCCAATATGAATGTACCTTCTTCACGTTCACGGATGATTGATTCACTTGAATCATCTTTGGTAGTATCCAAATTAGCGTGACCAGCACTGTATAGTCCCCACTTGTAGTAGTAAAGACCTTCTTTGCTGTTAAGAAAGTTTAGTTTCTCTACATCACCTTTGAAACTGGCAGGGATACGTGCTTGGTCAAAATAGTTTTCACCCTTACGTTGCTTACCCAAGCCAGCAATATAAAAACTACTGACTGCGGGTAAGAACAATGCCCAATCTGGGTTATGCTTCGCTGATAGATTATCTTGTTTCAATTGATACTCTTGATCATTTCTTATTAGCTGGCAACAAGTAAACATAAATTGCTATACCACTATCAACTGTGATTTCCGTTGCACCTTGTTCACTAATCTTAACTGTCTTGTCCCCGACTAAATCCATGATACTCAAGAATTCTTTAACGGGCCACTTATGTGTACCAGCTAGTGTTCCGGTAACTGGAGTATTGAATACAAAGTTACCGCTATGTGTTGATGCGTCACCAAAGTATACTTTCAAATCACTTCCATCAGTTTTGAATACAAAATGATCTTCTTCGCTATTTGCTTGTGATTGCTTCTTAAGTCGTTGAATACCAGCAATTGTAGGTTCAAATTCAACATTCCACTTAGCACCCTTAAAGGATACACTTTTAACTTTCTCGTCAACTACACTTTTAAGCATAAGACGATAATCATTAACAAAGTCACCACTCTTTGTTTCAAAGTGAATAGTAGAAGGTACATCTACCCCGTCACGTTGAGTACGAACAACATTAATTTTAGATGTTCCGTCATATTCATCAAACCCAATAATTGTCTTGAGTTTATTCAAGTTGGGCATTCCGAATACACCAATAAAGTCGGCAATCGGATCTTTGAATGTACCACTAATAATTACGCTTTTGTTTTCTGCTACCGCATTGATTACTGTTTCAGTATCAGTACCTGTAACTTTAATCAGTTCAATTGTACCAAGACCAAGAGTATGATCAATTAAGTCTTTTAAAAAATCTTTCATTTTGTTTCCTTTGTATGTTAAATTGTACACGTTTTTAATAAAATATGCATTTAATATGTTCACTTCCAATATGGGCCCCATGCCCAACAATTCAGTGACCATCGTTCACCTGCTGTTATTGGTTTTACTTCATGTAAATAGAATGCAGGTAAAATGGTCAATGATCCTATTGTTTTACTTACCGCATTCCTAATTACATGAAGATTGCCTCCCTGATATTCTGATCCATCAGTTAATTGCAATAGCATTGTTAATTTTCGTTCAGTACCTGCTGTGCCATAATATTGGTCAACATGTTCTGTGACGTAATCTCCTTCGCTATATCTTTTTATCTCATATTGTTCTACATGAGTTACATGAAAACCATAATAGTTAAACGCTTCTTCCCAAATAGGAGACAATATTTCGTGTAATTTATTGTCATTCCAATTTAAAGGTACTCTACAAGTATGGCATTCAATGTCCCAATGTTTGGGAGTACGATTAACAGAACGATGCCAGCCTGATTCACTGCTTAATGCAAACTCTCGTAGTGAATGGCAAATATCAAAACTTAATGCTTTTTCTTTTTTAAATAATTTTATTGGGAAACTATTATTTCTAGTAAATTCAATTTGTTGTATCATAATAATATATTTAAATGTCCCTGTTGCGTATTATAACGGAATATTTTACTAAAAGCAATAGCAGTTTACCCGAAGCTGAACAAATCATCAAATGTTGAGTTAACATCAGTATTACTTCTGATATCCCAATCCAATACACCAAGTAAGTTGTCTATCTTCTCATCTACTAGTGTTGATTCCATTAGTAAATCATCAAATGGCAAGTCTTTGAACCATTGTGGTAATCTTAATTCATCAACCGGATATGCAATACTAGTGAATCCCAATGCATTATCTTTGAGTTTACATACAACAATCTTCATACCATCTATAATCTTTTGACTGTAATTATCCCCGTATACTCTGCGTAGATAGTTCCAGTTAATTGCTGCTCGGGCATGACCAACACCACACTTGCCCGACTTTTCAAACTCAATAGTATGTTTAGTTAGATTGTTAACACTCTTTGGTGATCCCTTTGTCCAGCTATCTTGTTCAGACAACTTGTTTTTGAATTCTTTAACCATTTCAATAACTTTGTCCCGCTGCTCACCAGCAAGGACCTTTGTAAGCACCGTCATTAAGAATTCTTGTATATACTTTGGGGTATCGGCACGCTTTAAGTCAAGGCCCGTCGCTTTGATATCACCATTCTTACCATTGATATCTTTACGCTTGCCTTCTTTATCAAAGATATTGATGGCATAGCGTTTCTTTGTGATGAAGATAGCACGATCACCAATCAATTCACGACCAGCTTTGATGATTTCACCGTTCTTTCTTGGGGCATGAAATGCCTTTTCCATGAATGCAGGGAATGATTCATTTGCTTGATCAGCTATACTATCATACAAGCCGATACAAGTTTCTTTGTTCCACTCTAGTTCACCACTTGCTATTTGTGTTTTGAGAATAGGATATGCAGTAAAATAACATGAGTCAGTATCTCCATACACAATAGCTTGACCATCATGTGAATATTCACCTGCGATTGTTTCATTGATTGTACTCATCATATGCTTAACAATCTGACGACCACTCAAGGTAACACTTTGACCGATGCGCTTATCATAGAATCTGCAATGCTCATTCAACAACGCACCATATGCTGAGTTCAACAAAATTTTACGAACAAGCTGACGCTTATCAAAATATTCATATTGATCAGTGCCATAAGCTGATTTAGCTTTAGCTTGCATTTCTTTACGCTCACTATACCAGCGAGTAAGTAGTCCAGGGACTACACCCTCTTTTTCGTAAGTAAAGATAGTAGCATTAGCTGACAACATCCATGGGCGATTGCTATCAAAAATCATCTTCCAAATCTCGGCTGCACTCATCTCTACTGACCTGCCATCTTCGTAGTCTAATGTCAGTATTGTTCCGCGTTCTTGATTCATAATAGCAGTATATTCTAATACGCTAAACAAGTTTTCCCAAAGAATAGCACCAGTAACGTCCTCGTCACCCTCTTTGAATCGTTTCTTAACGCTAGCAAGTTGCTTGCCTTTGTCGTCCATATACTTGTCAGTTAATGTCTGTCGGACTTGACCGATGATGGTTTCTCCTGCCATGTTGAGGGCACGAATAACCGAGGGATAGAGCGAGTTGATGTCAACTGCTCCGACATATTCGTGCATGCCTCTTTTCGGCGTAGCAACGAAGGCACCTGCTGCTGTCGTTGTTTCTTCTGCATTTTCAATCTTTCGTTTTTTGTCTGGCACTACCAATCCACGTTCGTGGGCTTCATTAAAAATTGCCATCTCAACCATTGCTACTGAACCCATGACTGTTGGAAGCAGTACAGTGTTCTCGTGCGCCAATTGATTAGCAAGTTCTAAAAACTTAAGTTTGTTGTGAATCTTCACCAACAACATAGTATCT